CTTGATGGTCCATGTTGTTCAACGTGGTGTCGCCCGTCAACGTTGTTGAACCCGTCACATCCAATCTTCCCGTCAACCCGGTGTCCCCACCAACATCCAAATCGGTTCCAACATTTGCCGTGGTTGTCACGTCCAAAATGTTGGTGTCAAGATTGATGACATCCAATCCACTGAACGATGTGTTCCCCGTGATTCCGTTCACCCCATCAAAAGAAGTGACATCAGATTTGGTTGTGACATCTTCAAACGTTGGCGTAATATCTGCCTTGTCAATCGCGAACCATTCGCCATCCCATTGGTCCATATTCGCGCTAAACGTACCGCCCAACTGAATCCATTCCTTGCCGTCAAATTCCAATCGTTCATTGAAATCGTGAATCGAATACATCCCGCCCAAATATTTCTCAATCGGCGCGTTCATCAACTTCATGAATTCTTTGGTGACCAATCGTTGGATTTCAACGTAGGTTCCCGAATTACCCTCGCGCCAATTTGAATAGGGAACACGAATGTTGATTCCGCCAACTTGATTGACATCAATCAATGAACCTTGTTCGCCATTGCCCGTGAACAAATTCATTTCGGGCAGTTCGTACGATAGATTTGATTTGATTCCCGCGTTCGGTGATAAGGCACGAATGCGCGTTGTTTCATTTGTAATACCTTGACCATTCGTTGTGGTAAGGTTGCGCGTCTCCATTTGCCATCCGTATTGGTTCGCGGCATTCAATGTGTGTGTGGTTCCGTTTGATTTCACGAACTCCACGAATTCCCAATCAAAAGAAACGTCACCATCTTCGGGGACGTTTGGCGTGATGACTGAAGTGATTCCCGTCACCAATAATTCATCGCGGTCAAATTCTTGCAATGGGCCAATAATAACTTCATAACCCGAACCCGCTTGTGTCGTTGTCCACGTGATTCCCGATGGTGTCATTCCCGTGAATGTGCGCTTTAGGTAGTAGGTTGTATTGGCATTGAAATCGTACAATTCAACATTCAATCGCAACTTCATGAAGATGTTCGCAGAACTCACGGGCGTGTTGATTGTCACTTGCCCAATGTGATGGAATCCAAAAAATATTTGATTCGCTGGCGATGATGCAATGAATCCCACTTCCGTCGTTGGTTGTGCATCTTCATCACTGATGACGCCAATCAATGCTTTTGGTTGTTTGTTTACCAAAACCGAAACGTTGTTCACCGCTGGCAAATAGTTGAAGATGTTGCCCGCCAAACGCGCTTGCCCCGACAATTGGTCGATGGTTCTTTCGTAAGAAACAACGACGTTATCAATTTTCGTTTTGTCCTTTTTGTAGTTGTGTTCTACGAACGTCGCATTGTCGCGAATGAACAATTGTTCCAATCGATATTTTCCGTTCGCATAATAAAAGCGCAAACCGAAAATGTAACATATTTGTTCCAACACTTCGTGCCATGTGCGCCCCGATAAAACACCATCCTCATCAATGGTATCAAACGCACGGAAATCCGCCCACGTTTCATCCAATGGATTGTTGTTGGCGTTGTAGGTCATTTCTTCAGCCCACCAATCACACGAAACCGATAAAATCGCATCATCGGTTGGGTATAAATCCAACACGTTGGTCGTGTCTAATGCATTGATGAATTGATTTGTGATTTGGCGGAATGCCGATGTAGTGACAATAGCGTCGCCCAACTTTGAAATTCCGTCGGTCGCTTGAACGCTGAATGTTGCGGGGTTTGAAACATCTTCAATTTCAATCAAATCTTGAACAATGATTCCCGCCCAATACAATTTTTCCGAAATCGGTGGGATGTATCGGAATGTTCCACCTAAATCGATGATGTCTTGTTTGTAGCAATTTGGCGATTCTACCGAACCACCATCGTTTGAAACACGGGCCTCAAATAATGATGCGACATTCGACAAATTATCAATGAAACGCGCTTCGGCACCGCGGTATATTACAACCGCAAATCGGTCTTGTTGGTATTGTTTCAGCAATGAAATATATTGCAACAAATGCGGTTCACCTTGATTGACGATTCCGACATTCACCGACGACCCAATGATTGGGGAATATATGTTGTCGGTTTGCCCCGAATAATTCAATTGAAATCCATCGCCCGACACTTGAATTTTTTGGGCTGCGCCCGTGAATTCATTGTCGTGAAATTCAATCACATAATCAATGAAATATGAAGATGTGAATTCTGCGTATAGTCTCGCCGCCATATATTAAAAACCTCTTTGTCTTGTTCGGTTGCGCGATGCGCGTTCGTTGCTCAATAGTATGTCTGCACCGCTGATGCGTCCCGTGACGACAACGTTTTGTCCGCCGCCAAATTCGTGCAATCTGTCCAATGGAATGACCGCTTCCGATTGTCCGCCTTCCCCAATCATTGCCAACGTTGGAGCGGTTACAACACCACCTTCGGCAAGCATTGGAATGTTCGGCATAAAACCCGCGACGCTTTGCATTGTTCCGAATATATCGCCAATGCTTCCGATTCCAGCCGCGCCACCAATAGCGAAACGAACGGCAACCGCCAACGCCAACGCCGCGATTGCGGTCGCTATAAATTGCGCGGCCATTTGTTTCAATCCCGCCGCGAGTGAACTCAAGAAATTTCCAAATCTTGTTTCGCCTTCTTCTAATTTGTCAAACATTGTGACAATAGCATTCGCGAAATGGTCTTTGATTGCGTTGCCCGCTTGAATAGCTAATGCCGTAGTGTTTACAAATCCGCGTTGCATCGGCTTAAATACTGGAGCCATTTGAGGTTTCAATATCTGCCAACCTTTGGTGTTCAACTCAACCAACGATTCCGTCATTCTTTTGACTGAACCCGTTGCTTTGTCGATTGAACTTGATGCCTCGTCAATAACTTCCGCCGTTTCCGAAACGACTTCGTTTGTTTCTTCGGCTTCTTCTTTAAACAATCCCAAATCCTCCTTGATTTCGGTGACGACTTGACCAAGTGATTTGAATGCCGGGACCGATACCGATTTAATTTTCTTAAACGGCTCGACCATCAATTTGTCTTTTCCAAGCAATCCGGCAACTGCATTGAATTTCCCAATCAGTTTATTGACATAGGGAATAATTGCGTTGACCAATCCACCAATGGCGTTGATACCGATGGCCTTCAATGTTTTGAAATTGTATCCAAGATAAACAAGGCCAGCGGCCAACGCCGCAACTGCTAAAATAATCAATGTGACTGGTGATGTTGCAATCTGCACGGCAACACCCCACGCCGTTGTTGCGGCCGTCGCTAACCAAGTGGCCGCACGAATGGCGGCGATGGCACGCGTCAATGAACCGAATATAAAAATAAGCGGTCCAATAGCGGCGACAATTCCACCAATCACAACAATGGCACGTTTTGCACCATCCGACATATTGTTCAACGAAGATGCCGCCTTTGCTAAAAACTCAATCAATGGGACAACGGCAACCGCTACAATCTCACCGATTGAAATCATCAACCCTTCCATTGCGGATTCCAAACGCTTGGATGCTCCGAATGCAGTGTTCCCCATGATGTCGGCCATTTCTTGAGCCGCACCACCGGAATTTTCAAATTCTTTTGTTAATGGTGATATTTGGTCAACGCCTTCCGCAAGAATCAAAAGGGCTGATTGTGCCGAACGTCCAACTTCATCTTTCGCATCCGCAAGGCCAATCCCTTGAGTTGCCAAATCTTTCAATGCTTCGGCCGTTGGCTTTCCAGTCGCACCAATTTCCGAAATGATACGGCGCAAAGATGTTCCCGCTTGACTTCCTTTAATACCAGCGTTTGCCAATACCGCCAACATTGCGGATGTTTCTTCGATAGACATTCCCGCGCTTTTCGCAACGGGTGCAACGAACTTCATTGAGTTCGCGAACGTCTCCATATCCAAAGCCGATGTGCTGAACGATGCCGCCATCACATCCGTGACACGACCCGTTTGGCTTGCATCTAATCCAAACGCGCGCAATGTTGAACCAGCGACTTCGGCAGAACGTGCCAAATCGGTCCCCGATGCTTGCGCCAATGCCAATGTTGATTCGGTGACTTTGGTGATTTCCGTGGCCGTGAAACCAAGTTTTGCGAACTCCGTTTGTAGGCTTGCAACCTCACGCGCTGAGAACATCGTCGATGCTCCCAAATCTTTCGCATTTTGTGATAAGGCTTCAAATTCTTCAGCGGTCGCACCCGACACCGCTTTGACTTTGGACATTTCTTGTTCAAAGCCTTTGAACACATTGAACGCAATCGCACCAACTGCCGCCAATGGTGCCGTCAACTTCATAGACAAATTCTTGCCCGTTTGTTGCATCTTGCGACCGAACTTGTCCATTGAACGTTCGGCCTTGTTTAGACCTTTACGGAATGGCGCGATGTTCGCGGTTAGTCGGAAATTTAATGAACTAAGACTTGCCATTGGCTTTTGCGCGTTGTTTGCGTTCGTTTATTACTTCTAATATTTCGCCCCGTGTCCAAACCTTGCGGTCCTTCTTCGGTTTGTTTTCCCAAGGGAACACCATCAAATCTTTCGGCTTGATGCGTTTCTTTGTGTGCGGATTCAAAAGGATTGTTGTCATCCAACGCGTCCGTTCCCAATCCGCTTGTTCCTTTCGGTTTTGACGTTCGTTCCAACCCTCAACCATATTCCCCCACTCGCGTGGAAGTAGGTCGTAAAATTGGGACGGCATCAATCCCACTTGACCAAACGCAAACGCTTCCAACGTGTCCCATGTCGCAACGCTTGATTCACCTTTCGGCGTTTGGTCATTTACTTTTTTTCACCCGACGAAAATTGTTGCTCAAAGACGGCGAACGCCTTTTCAATCAACCCTTCATCTTCGTCAATCCAATCCGCAACATCGGCAACATCATATCTAAATGGTGCCTTTTCTTTTCTTGCGCCGTCTTTGAATCCGCAATACATCAATGTTATTGCTTGGTCCAAAGTCATATCGTCGCCAAGGTTTTCCAATTGCGCCAATGTTGTTCCCGTCATTCTTGAGAATTCACGCAAGGCGTTGAATCCGAATCGAATTGGGTGTTTACGTTCCCCGATTTCAATGATTTGTGTCATCTTATTTGTTTTGTTGTTGTTAGGTAATAAAGGGACCGCCCGACGGACGGCCCCGAATCAATTCTTTGATTAAGCAACGGATGCTTGTGTCAATACTCCAGTTCCAGTGAACCCGAATGAATACGTCACGTTTTCTTCAACGCCCGCTTCTTGTTCGTAGCTTACGAGGTAAGCGTCACCAGTGTAGTCGATTTCACCGCTTGTTGCAGAACCAAATTTCACTTTCACAAGTGTGCGGTTTGACAACAATGTGAAAAGGTCGTCCGGTGTGTCGAAATCACCACTGATTGAGTAAGTCACCAACCCGTCGCCACTAAGTGACCAAGATTTTAGACCCTCAAGATTTTCTTGCCATCCGGCTGAATCTTTGTTTGTGGTGTCTCTCGTTTCCATTGAAACGCTTAATGATGCCGATGTTGCACGGCCGATGATGTCGTAAGTAGTCCCACCATCTTCGCTGATTTGAATCACAACATCCGTTGAATTCATGATGCTTGTTGCAGCCATTTTTTTCTTTTTTTATCGTTTACAAAATACAAAATCAATCGCGAGACACGCGGAATTTCAAATCAACTTGTGACCCAAACGTCCGTTCATCATCGCTGAACAAATCGCGTTGGCCTTCAAAGGCGCACGATTTTACTTTCACCCCGCTAATCGTTTCGTTCATTCTTATGAATGCACTTCGAACGTATTCAACGGCGTTTTGTGTGTCCGAATACTTTGTTGAAATCAACGTGATTCGGACATCTATTTCGTCAATATGCGAATCGCTTTCTTTCGACATACTTGTGGTAATATTCGCCACCTCGTAAATCGCGAACGGCGTCGCTTTTGTTTGCGCTCCTATGACTGGAAACACGCGTCCACCAAACAATGTGTTCAATGCTGAATCGCTTGTGAACTTTGATTTGATAACCTTCCCAATCATATTCGTGCGGCTTTTACTTGTTTATTAAGGAACCCACGCATCAATCGTTTGAACTCATTTCCAACACCCGCGGAATTGCTTGTTCTTGCGCGTCTCGCAAAACCTTTGTTTGGTCCGTTATATTGTCCGTCCCTTAAATATCCATATTCCAAAAAGTGTGCAAACCAACCACCCTTTTCCGGGTCGCTAAATGCACGCTTCACCCTTGGACCAACTTGCAACGATGCAAACGTTGCCCCGCGATTCACACGCGTGGTGATGATGCCCATTGATTTCTTCAACTGCCCTTTGGTAATTTCTGCATAGATTCCGCCGTTTCGGTACACTTTAAATGTTCCCGAATCAATGTCCTTGATTTCGTCTTTGTATGCCTTCAACATCGGCTTCAAAGACTTGCGTGCAATGCGACGAATTTGTGCAGTCGTCACGCCATCGTGTAAGTTTTCCAATTCCTTGAAAGCACGTTCGAATTCCTTCTTGATATCCTTTTCATCAAAGCCAATAAAAGCACCACCCGAACCACCGCCCGTGCGTTTGCTTCTTGCCGACATCATTCTTTCCGCAGTTGTTCCCATTAGTCCGCAAATCTTGTCACAATCTTTTGGAACGACTTGCGCGAATCCGCGTTCAAAATCGCTTCGATTGTATAGGTTTTATTTTCGTAAACAATTTGCATTTGCTCGTTTATGTCCGAGCGGTAACGAATAAAAAATTCGACCTTTTGAGTCGCAACGATTTGGTTTCCGTCCTCACCTTCATTCCCGCTTTTTTCCACGACCTTCGCCCAAACATTGGCCAAGGTTGTGAACGACAAAATCACTTCACCAAAATCATCGGTTGATTCGGTGAACGATTGAATCGTGATTCTGCGGTCTAATTGTCCCGATTGGTCAATCATTAGAATGTAAAGATTCGGTATGGGTTCCACAAATATTCGGATGCCGTCGGCAGTTGACGAACGCGGTCCATTCTTTGGTCGTACAATTCCGAGATGACCAACATCATCCCTTGAATCAACGGCTTTGGAATTGCCGAAACGTCAGTCCCTACAACATAGCGAACAATTAATTGATTGACGACACCCGCCCCCGTTGTCCATCCACCGATGGATTGAATGCGTGCGGGTTCCGATATCAAATCGGTTGTGTACAACGATGACGGAATCACCGCCGTTGAACCGATTTCATCCACATAAGAAACCGAGGTAATTGATGCAACTGAACCGCGTGATAAATACAACAAGTTCGATTGACCATCCCAATGATTGCGTGGGAACTGGTCAAAATATTCGTCTATTGTTGAAGTCACCAAAACGCGTCGTGTGTAACTTTCACACATTTGACGTGCGGCCGTAATCAATGCCGAAATCAATGTGTCGTCATCGCTATGGTCAACGCGCAAAAAATTCTTTGCTTCCGTCAATGTGATGGGTTCGGACGCCGCGGGCGTTACAATATCAATCGCCATTTCTTATCTTGTTTCCTTTGTAGTGTTCTTTTTCACCGCCTTCTTTGCGCGTGCTTTTGGTGCTTCGGCTATTGCCTCACAAAAACCCGCATTCAAAAAATCGGTCAACATCTCATCGGAGTGGATTTCCACCACCGCATTCTTGCGGTAGTGGAACCCATTTCCCGATACAGATTTCAAAAATCTGACTTTCATATCGATTAGGCTTGAGCCAAGTATTTAACCGCACGTGTGTCGAGGACTTTTGAGTCCTTACGTACTGACGCAAGGAAACCAATTTCCATGGTGTCCATGTAACGTTCGTTTAAGCGAACGAACTGAACATCACCAGCAGAACGAACAACGAACTTGCTGAAGTCAGCCGCAAGCAATGTTTTCTTGCCAGTCGTGATTGCTGATTCCATATCGTTGTTGTAATAGATGTTATATCCGAATAACTTGTCCGGCTGACCCGCTTCCATCGATGGGATGAAGATTGGGAAGTCATTTGCAGAACCAAGACCAAGCGCACGTATTGCCGCGATAACGTTATCGTGTGCCATCAAGCCGAATGACGGCTTGTTGCGGTACGATGGGTCGATTGAGTGGATAAGGTCAAGGATATCGTCAGCGGCGATTGCCGTTGCAGATGCCGCAGTGTTTCCTAATGTTGCACCCGTGATGATACCTTGTGGTTGGCTTGAACCAGTTCCGCTGGTGAATGCGCCGTTTGTTACACGTGCGATTCTTTCGCCCATTGCTTCAGCAAGGAAAGAGTTCAAATCGAATGCGTTGTCTTGCAACAATTGCATTGAAACTTTCACTTGTGATGCGTAGTTGTAAGCACTCAACTGAGCGTTTGCGAATGTCATATCTTGAACACCTACCGCCGCCGCTTCAGCAGTCAAAGCCGCATCCGTTGCCGTGTCGTTGATTGTTGGGTAATCCAACAATGCGCCACCCGCCGTGTTCAATTTTTTAGCTAAACGCTCAACTTCACCAGTAAATAAAGTTGCAACATCAAGTTCGTTGCTGAATCCTTGAGGTACCAAGAAACCACCAGCAGAATCCGGAGATGTTGTTTGTCCACGTAATTCACCCATTAACGAACGCTCGTTTGCGTTCAATGCGCTCATTCCGCTACGTAAGTATTTTTCAAATGCACCCGATTTGGTTGCCTTTGGAGCCGCTTCACGAACTTCAGCATTTGCAGCCAATTCTTTCTTCATCTCGGCAGTGCGCTCGATGATGTCGATTTGGTCTTTGATGCTTCTTGCATCTGCTTCCATTGCGTCGAATTTCGACTTTTCTTCGGCGTTCAATGAACGTCCTTCTTTTTGTGCAGCGTCAACGATTGCCGTTGCGCCTTTGATTAGTTCCGCGCGTTGTCCGCGTAGTTCGATGTTTTTCATCGTTTAGAAATTTAGAATTTTACTTTTATACAAATAAAGGTCGGAACCTTCTTCCTTCGTTTCCACGACTTCGGATTCGGTATTTTCTACCGATGCCGCTTTCGCTTCTTCTTTGGTTTCCGTTTCCAAATCGCGCTTCAACTCCGATGTTGCGTCCGGATAAGCCGGTTGGCTTACTGGGCTTACATCAAGCAAACGTGATACTTTTTCAATGATTCGGTAAGTGGTGCCGTCGCGTTGTTCCCATCTATCTTTTTCGATTAGGAAAGCGAATGAACTTTGGTTCACGTCGCCGCGCTTCATCAATTCCGCCAAATCATTGGCATATGTTGTGTTCGGTAAATCAACCTCATAAAACAAACCGCGTTTGTCCGTGCTGATTCTTAATGTGCCACTTGACACACGTCCCAACAATAAATTTTCGTCGTGGTTAAAATAGGCACGAACGTCGTTTTCCATAACGCCATCGAACGCACCCGTTGCAATTTGTTCGTAGAATCCACCCATCCATTCGGAATCCGAATTGTAAATGGCGGCATAACCACGAATCGTGTTTCCATTTTGTTCCGCGTTTTCCATTCGGAATTCGCGTTGTTCTTTTACGACTGAAGATTTACGAACCTCAGCGTCGAATTTTTCTAATGTGCTGAATCTATGGACAACGTTCAACACTGGTTTGCGCTCAACGTATGCGTCCGATTCGGAATCGTAGCGGTAAATTCTAATCAATGCCGCCGGGTCGTCTGCCGTTCCGTTGACTTTGAATCCCGAATCCGCTTCCAATTCGCCGTCCGTTTCAACTTGAATGATTCGGCCATAAGCATTGCCGCCCGATGAGTTCCAACGCACAAAGTCACCAACCGCCAATTCGTTTGGTTCTGCTCTTTCTTCAACCCTTGATTCCGTTTCAACATCATCATCCATTTCCCCTTTGCCAAATGTGATGACGATTTCGTCATCGGTTTCAACAACGGATTTGATATGTCTTTCGTTGGGTTGTTCGCTTTTATCTTCTTTCATTTTTTCAATCGTTCTTTTTGCCCAATTCAACATCGGGTCGCCACCCCATGCGGCATACATAATTGAACCACAAATTTCTTTTCCGTCCTCATCAAAAAACTTGCCTTGGTCGTACACTTTAGCGCGTGAAAGAAACGAATAGGTCCGAACCAAAACGTCGTCCGAAATCGCTTCACCACTTGACAATTGATTGGCTCTTTGCCAACCGACGGGTGTGCCACAATCGGTGCCGTTGTCCTCGCGGTGTTTTAACGCCTTCTTAGCGTTGTTCTTTGCCCCTTCGGGGTAATCACTCCACGGCATCGCTTGCGTCGTTTTGTGGGCTTGCCACGTCAATCATATTCATTGGTTGCAAATATGCATCGCCACCATCAATCGGTGCCATATTCTCCAACTTGCGCACATCGTTTGCGCTAATCCATCCCCATTGACGTCCCTTTGTGTAGGCTTCGTATCTCGAACGAATATCACCACGCAACAATCCGTCCATATTGAAACGAATGTAATATTGTGAATCACCGACAAACAATTTGCGATTGATTTCGGATTCCCATCTTTTCACCCAAGGCAAAATCGTGTTGCGTTGGAACATTATTCCTTGCTCCTCAACGTTCGCACGTGTGGATGAATTTTCCATACTTCCCAAATATGCCAATGGCAAACGGAAAAAACGGGCGATATCTTCAACGCCAAATTTCCGCGTTGATATGAACTGCGATTCTTGTGGACTGATGGACATCTTTTCGACCTTCATCCCTTCTTCGAGAATCGCCGTTTTGTGTGCGTTATCCAATCCCGCGTTGCGTTGCTGCCACGAACGAATCAATCGTTTGTAAGCCTCGTCGCTTAATCGTCCCGGATGTGTTAAGACCGCGGAAACGTTTGCGCCGTTACCAAAGAACGAACCACCGAATTGGTCGGCCGCTAATCCAAGGCCGATTGATTCACGTGCGGATTCAATGACCGACTTTCCAATGATTCCGTCGAAACCTAATCCAACAATGTGAATCATTTCCGAATCGTCGAACGTTTCTTTTTTATCGACTTGATAAAACTTTTCTTCTTTGTAAACCTTGACTTGAACGCGGTCCGGATGAATCGGAATCAATTGGATTGGATTCCCAGCGGCATCGCGTTTGATTGCGATGAACGCATTCCCGTGCAAACATAAATGTGCTTGACACGTTTCGCGGAATGTGAAATCCGTCATCATCGCATTTGGATGATGAATCAATTTGTTGATTGGATGGCCTTCAGCATCTTGAACGATGCCGTCCGCGGTTTGCTTAACGCTCCACGGCAATGTTGCCATTGTTTCGGAAATAACACGAACGGCACCAAAGACGGCGGACAATTGCATCGCGGTATTTTCCGTGACGGCAATGCCCGTTTTTGATTCGTTGTCGCTGAACATCCATTCGGCGGGGTTCGCCAATGATGTTGATGGGCGATTCGGATTGGAACGAAGTGCGCCCAAAATGCGCCCGAATAAATTTTGATTTTCGGCCATTCGGTTGAAAATGATTGTACAATTCGGGGTGAATATACAATATCATTTGCAATGAAACAATAGACAAAAAAAGGGGACGTCACCACAACGTCCCCTACCAAACCAAAACACCAATCGGAGCAGAACGCCCCGTGGTTCCCTAAATGCTTTTGTGAATTGCCGAATTTCTTTTCAAACGTTCGTTCAATGCTGAACGGCTAAATGAAACGTATGTCGTGCATTCTTTCAATACGATTCCCGATGGAGTGATTGATTCCACCAAAAATTCCTTTCCCGTGCGCGTCATCTCGATGATGTCGCCAACCGATATGTCGTCAACTGGTTCCATGTTCGGTTTGTAATGTACGGAATCATTTGTCATTGTCGTGTAATACATAGGCGGAAAATTTTTATGGCGACCCTTTCGGGCCGCCTTTGGTTTTTTATTTTACTAAATAGCGGTAATGTGGTTTTTGAATTTCGCCACCCGCGATGATTGTCCACGCTTTAACAACCTTTTCGCCATCGGTGATTGTGGTTGTGATGTTTACGTCTACATATCCCGTTGTCATCTCAATCTTATCTTGGTTCAATCCTTTCTTTTCGATTCTCAATGCCAACTTCGCGATTGAGTTGGTGTAGTGCTTTTCTGCCGCTTTAACCATTCTTTCAACGTGGTCATTTACATCGCCGTTGAAAAAGTATGATGGCAATCTCATAAGTTTACGTTGATTCGCCCAATATTGAGATTTGCCAACTAATTCAAATGTCTCTTTATACGCTTTGCGAATCCATTCTTTTGTTTGTGCGAAATCTTCTTTTGCCCATTCGATTGTCATTTCGATGTAAGTCTTTTTCAACTCTTGTGTTTCTGCCGTTAGTCTTTGTGAAAGTGTCATTTTGTGGTTGTTTTGGTCACCGCTTCATTGCGATGGTGTAAACATACAACAAAAAACCGAATTCACAAATCGTGAAGAACTTTTTTTCAATTTTTTTTATTTGCCTCCAAATCAGTGCGAAACACATTGATGATTTCCCCATCAAGTAAGACGCGCACAATGTACCCGTCGCCCGTTTCAGCAATCCACGGCGTGAACCCATTTTCAAACAACATCAATCCCAATTCGCGGGCATCTTCTAATTTCATCATAACATTCGGATTCCTTGCGATTCATATGTGGACGTTCCCGTCATATCCTTGCCCTCCATTGTCATCATCTCACCCAATGCCATTATCATTGCAATGATTCCGTCAATCTTGTCACCCGCTTTTGATTTGCTAAACTTCACATTCTCAGCATCGTCTTTTTTTGTCACCACATTCGCCGCCATCCATCGCATCATTCCGTGACCGCCATGATGCAACAATCGTTTCTTCACCAAGATTTCCGCGTTCTTAATTGGCGCGGTCATAGATATGAAACCTTGACCGAACGGGTCCATCTCAATCCCGGCATCCGTCAATTGTTGGACCAGTGAATTCGAATTCCATCTATCAAAAGCCACGGATTGAATATCAAAGATTTCCGCGCATTCCTTTATCTTTCTTTCAATGACCGCGTAATCCGTTGAATTCCCTTCCGTCACAATCAGTTCGCCAGCACTGACAAATTTGTCGTACGAACCACCCGTTTGATTCCGACGTCGTTCAACGGCGGCTTCACTGACAAACAAAAACGGCACAATCTTGACGCTTTCGTCATCCATTGGGAACGCCAAAACGAACGCCGTGACATCTTCAACGGCGGCCAAATCAAGTCCCGCGTATGCCTTGCGTCCTTTCAATTGTTCCAAATCTACATTGCCCGCTGATTTCATCCATTCGTCATCCGTAATCCACGACGCCAATGAGTTGACCCACTGGTTCAAATGCAGTTGTCGGAATGCGATTTCCGACGACGGCAACGTCTTGGCCTCGCGCGCCATCTTTTCAAAATATTCGGGCTTGATTGAGATGCCGAAATTTGGGTTTGCTTTTTTCCAAACCTTTGGGTCGTGAATGTCATCGTCGGGGTCCGCTTCATATATAAGCGGCAAAAACGTGTTGTCCTCAATCACGCCTTCTTCAACTCGTTTGCCGTACGAATACAATTCATGACAAATGGAATTCGTGTCGAACACTCCAGCCGTGGTGATTGCAATCATCAAAGGTTGCGAACGCGCACCCATTGACGTCGCCATCACATCCCACAAGTCGCGATTCTTCGCCGTGTGCAATTCATCATAGATGACCGCGGACGCATTCGCCCCGTGCAACAATCCAGCATCCGCCGCGACCGCTTTCAAAAACGAGTTGGTGCCATTCAACACGATTGAGTTTTGGAACGTCTTGCAATTCTTTGTCAAGATTGCGGAGTTGCGAACCATTTGTTTGCACACCTCAAACACAATCTTTGCTTGGTCCCGTGATGATGCGCAACAATAGATTTCCGCACCTTGTTCTTTTTCAACGAACAAAATCGCCAACGCAATCGCCGCCGATAAATTTGACTTTCCATTCTTTCGCGGAATCTGAACATACGATGTTCGGTATTGACGCAAACCCGTCTTGTTCATTGTGCCGAACATCTTGTGAATGAATTCCTTTTGCCAATCTTCCAAAAGGAAAGGTTGGTTTGCCAAATCACCTTTCACGTGCGTGCAAACGCGTTCAATGAAATTGATGATTTTGTTTGATTTTGTTTCGTCGTGGTACATAATCAATCCCCGTTGTAATGTTTTAAATATGGTTGTTCATTCAACAAACAACGTTTTTTCCATCGTTGGTCTAAAAACTTGATATATCGGAATTGGCGCAATGTTTGGTGTTTTACTCTATCGGCGTTTTTTGGGTCATTAAGTAATTTGTAACCCCTTGGCCCCGCTTTTTCACTTGTCTTGATTGAATTATGGAATGTTTCGCCATCCAATTCCCAAAACTTCGACGTGTGTTCGCCATAAAAATCGAACGATGCCGCTTGATACACAATGCCAAAACCGCCACATCTTTCATCGGCAAATGATTGAATCCATTTTATTTTTGGGAATTTGCCACGAATATATTTGAACGAATACGACAACGCCTTTGATTCCGAATTCCGCGGTGCTTCATCGGACAACCACATTCGATTCAATTCCAAATATTGATTCATTTCCGTGCCTTCAACCACCGAACCACATGACGCCGGATTCATCGCATACCCATACTGCAAAACACCAACGAATTCATTATTCATAAAAACACCTAAATGGATGTAGGTGGCATTATACACTTTTTTTGAATAGTGGTTTTTCTTAATCGTCTCGACGGCCAAATCGCGGTCTATCTCACGAATTTGAAATTCATCGTTTCCGAAACCAATGATTTCCCGTGAACCGAACATTGACATTTGGTCGTTATACAAATATCCCTTTTCCATCATTCCAAAAGGTCATCAAGTGTTTCAATCTTTTCTTGCGTCTCAATCTTTGCGCGTGATGATGCGGTCAATCCAAATTGGACCATCATCTTTTCAACCTTGGACCACGCTGCATTCATCATTGACACTTCGGGCCGTGGTCGCCACATCAAATCGCCTTGTGCGGTTGTGGTCGCGTAGGTTGGACCTTGTTCTTTGACAACGGCGCGCGCGACTTGGTAATCTTCCCACGCGTCCGATAACATTTGCAACGCCATCGCATCCACTTCAGCGACGACGCCAAGGTCGTCTAATTTTTTCACAAGCCAATCAAACGTTTCGTTTGCTGACTGAATCGATGGTTGTGTTGGTGTGCCGTCTGCCTCCAATCGGTTCTTGTGTCGGCTGGCATCGTAGGTGCCTTGCGCTTTCAAAATCGCCGTTGGCTTTGGTTTTCTACCTTTTCCCATTTTAAAACATTGTTAATTGCGATTGGTGAACGCGTAATCGTTCGCGCGCGTTGTCGAAATATTCTTTGTCAATTTCAAAACCAGTCAAATCAAATCCGCGATTGTGACAAGCGATTGCGATGGAACCCGAACCCAAATGCGTGTCCAATATCTTGTCGCCTTCATTGGCGTAATTGTCCAAAATCCATTCGTACAAACAAACTGGTTTTTGACAAGGATGGATGTCACTTCCTCTCAATTCATTGTACTTATCCGTGTTGCTCCAATCATATCTAAAAAAATCAACTTTCTTCAATCTGCTATATGATGCGATTTCACATTTACTCATATTTGGATGCTTTACATCTTTGTACCAAATGATAGCACCGCCCTTTTCGGAAAAGCAATTGTAATAATTTGCTCCCCAAATTATTTGCTCCTTGCTTACTCTTTTGAGTTGTATGAAATATTCATCTTGTGGAATCGTGTCGTTCCAGTCGTATTGCCATTTCTTTATTTTTTTGGTCACTTGGTTTTCCATATTAAAATTTCCAATCCCATACGGGGGGTCAACAATCGCTAAATCAAATTGGTTGTCGTCCATCTGCTTCATTGCTTCAAGGCAATCCATGTTTTTCAAATCTATCATTTTGTTAAATTTTTAACATTCTGTTTCATTCTTGACTTTTACCGCCCCAAAATTGCGGTCGTGTTCGCTTTATGGGGGCGGTGATGTTTAGATTTTACCATTTTTACATTTAATACCGCCCCTCCCGTGGTAATATGCGGGCAATATCTTCATCATTCGTGTGCTTCTTTGCCCGATTTTATATTGTGACATCGATGACACATTGTTTGTAAGTTGTCCCACTCCAACGAATCGCCACCCGATTTGATTGGCACGATGTGGTCAACCACTTGGCCAATGCCATCGCATTCGACACACAATGGATGTCGTTTGATGAACATATTGCGGAGCGTTCGCCACGCACTGGTTTGATAGAACTTGTTGCGTTCCTTACGTTGCTTGCTTGCTTTGTTTTGACCTTGCAACCAAGGCCGTTGCTTTCGTTTTGGTACATTAGGCATTGATATATTGGTTTAATTCTTCAAAGTCGGCATCAAAGTCGTTGACATAAATAGGTGTGTGTTCTCCAACGTATGCGGTCCACACATTGTATTCGCACCATTCAATTGCTTCTTCGATTGTCATATCATCTTCGGACACCAATTTTTCAATCATCATTACTTTTGAATAGACCACACGGCCATCGTCAGTCGTTCCAATGATGGCGTAATGGTAGCCATCGGCGAACATTGTTTTGTCTTGCTCTATCATTTGTTATTCGTTTGTTGTTCTTCTTTGTAATACTTGCGCACATCACGACGTTGTTGGTCGCGCTCGACTGCCGTGATTTTTGATTCCCACCAACCAAAATGAATGTACATGTGGTTCATCATCGTTTGGTTGGTTAGCTTATAGTTTCCACCTTCTTGCGGTATATTCAAGCCACGTTGTTCCGAATACCTTTTGTCGCAATGTTTGCATTGCGCACGTCGTCCACCACGTCCACGAATCAATTTGTTGAACTCAAGAATCGGTCGTTCGTTCTTGCATTTACTGCATACCTTGGTCGTCTCTTTCAAAGCGTTTTTCAATTGCGGTTTTCCTATACTTTTTAATTGCTATCACCTCGCCGTCTGCATTCTTTACAAAGCGGATGGCGTGGCTTATCAATGCCGTGTCATTCACTTCCTTAATCACTGGAACCATTTCGTGTTTACGTATCGGCTTGGATTCTCCAATCTCCATGTCCACAATCAGTTGCGCGATTGTGTTGCGGACCTTCAAATCTATCTTCATAAGATATGAAATTTTTCAATATCAATGTAGGCGTTGCGGCGTATCGCCTCACCACCATCAATTGATTTTTGTGTTCTCGTTTCTTTTATCTCCATCGGCACCGCGACACCATATTCATCACCTAATTCAAGGCCGATGACAACGCCGTCTTTGATTAGGTACACAATCAAGATGAACGGCACACACATCATTCGTGACATCTCAATGCCGTTCAATATCTTATCATAGGAAATCAAATAGGTGCCGAACCGCTCCATTGATTCCAATGATTCATTGCGTGATTTAAATTCAACGATGTGCGTCACCTCGCCATTCTTAGTTGCAACGCCATCAATGAGCGCATATTTGGGCGTCGTGTGGATTTTCCATCCGTACCGCTTCAACAAGTGGTCGAACGCTAATTCTTCGAATCGTTGGTAATCTTCGTACTTCATATTGAATTTGTTAGTTCTACAACTCGCGAACGTGCTACTTTTTTATAATGAATGATGTTTGTCGATTCCATCTCGTTCATTGCCTTTTGCGCGATGCGTCTCAACACGCCTTCGGTGTCTGCGATGTATTTGACGGCATCCGTTGTGGTCTTGCCTTCAATCATTGGTGCCAATCGTTTGTGGTCCTCAATGGTCCACACTCGTTCGGGTGCTGATTCGAAATCTTCTTTTTGGACCAACTCAATGGTATCATATCCGGTGATAGTCATTTCCATCGATGGGAATTCTTTGTTCCTTGTGTATTCGGGAACGATGTCGGACGCGCCCGGTGTTGTTTCCGATTTAGCCAATGAAATGGTTGTTTCTGCCTTTTGGACCAAATACGAACCCAAATGACCCTTTGCGTTGCGGTCGTTCTTGTTTTCGTGCAATACACAAGAAATGTGGCAATTGTTGTTTGATGTCCATTGCAACAACATTGACGCCAATGCGGTCGCTTCTTCTTCGTCGTTGACACCCTTTGATGCTAAGTCAACCACACCATCAATGACGACATATCCAATATTGTCAAACGACTTCATGATGTAATCGGTCAACTTCAATCGTTCCTTGTTCGTGAGCAATCCACGGAATCGGTAATGTTTGAAATTAGGCAGATTGACGCGTGGGTCCAATCCCGCCATCGTTTGAATCCTATTCTTTGATTTTGATGCGTGCCACGAACCTTGTTCGGTGTCAATGTAAATGTTGACCTTGTCGGCAACGTGTCCACGGATATGACCACAAACGTCGTGTTCAGATATCGCCGCGGCCATCAACGCGCTTAAGAAATATGATTTGCGTGATTTGGCTTTTCCTTGAATCAATGAAAAGTTGCCCATCGTTCCGAAGATGTATTCATCGGTTCCAAATCGCAATGAAA